ACCCAATTGGGTGGTAATGTGGATGTAGATAAAATCTATCCCTTTGTTAAAATCAGTCAAGACATACAAGTTCAAGAACTTTTGGGAACGAAGTTGTATCGGTACATTTTAACCCAGGTTGAAAACGGAACATTGACGGGCAACTATCAAACTTTGGTTTCGCACTATGTTCAACCGATGTTGATTCACTACGCCATGGCTGATTTGTTGTTGTTTCATGGTTATGAGGTGAGCAATGCGGGTATTTTGAGGAACTCACCCGAAAACACCACATTGCCAGACAAAAGTGAAATTGATACATTGGTTCAACGCCAAAGAAACATCGCGGAAACTTATCGCCGTAGGGTTGTGGATTATTTGAGTTACTACCCACAATTATTTTCGCAGTACACCGAGGACCAACAAGCGGGTGAATACCCAAATACAAATCCGTCAAACTATGTTTCATGGAATCTGTAAAAAAGACATACAAGCCCAAGGATGAAAAGGTCAAGAAATTGACCAATTACATGACGCAATTGAAAACCATCAATAAGGTGAAGTGTGATTTGTTTGTCAAAGGTGGTAAATTATTAACACTTATTATCTTGTTGACGGGATGTTCTGCGGAGTATCATTTGAAAAAAGCCATCAAAAAGAACCCCGCCATGGCACAAATAAGTGTGTATGGCATTGATACCGTGTTTGTGCGTGATTCTGTGACCATTACAGACACTTTTACAACAAAAACGATTGATACCATCACAATTGAAAAGGATGGCGTTAAAACGATTGTATATCGAAATCACGATGTGATAAGAGTTCAAACAATTGTGAAGGCAGATACCATCCGTTACACCAAAACCATTCAATTACCACCACAAGTTCAATATAGGGAACGCATTAGCGTACCACAAAAAATTGGCGTGGCGATTGGATCGGTGTTATTTTTACTTTTACTTTTTGCATTGATAAGAAAATGAGCAATTGGAACAACCCAAATAATCCGAACAACACACAGAATGGGTGGAAAACCCCATCAAGGTCATCCCCACAAGGTGGTGGAACACGGGCGTGTTTGTGCAAGGACAAAAACACATATTCAAAAAAGTGTTGTGATGGCACTTTGTGGGCGCAAGGTATTGGGCAAATAACACGAAACCCTCAATTTACAAATGTCAAATGGGAAGATGTAAAAATGCAATGGGTTGATTTAACAGAAGAAACTTGGAATAATTTATAAAACATGGGAAATACATTAACGGGATTAACACCCGCAACGACTTATGATGCCTTAATTAAAGTGGGCGATAATAGCCCAGTAGATGGCACATTAAAACAATTATCTGATGGATTGGGAAATGATATTCCAATTTCAGTATCAACATCAAGTATAAATTTAACAGGCACGGCAACCGTTGGTGGTGTGGCGATTGCTAATACAACACAATTAGCCGCAAAACAAGATACATTGGTATCGGGAACGAATATCAAAACCATTAATTCAACATCGGTTTTGGGCATTGGAAATGTATTGATTGATAAAACAAGTATTGGGTTAGGTAATGTTGTCAATGTAGATACTACAAATGCATCAAATATATCGAGTGGGACATTAAACGATTCATGCCTATCATCTACGGTCACAAAGCAAGGAAACACATTTAATGGGGCATCTCAATTGGTTCAGTTGGATGCATCTGCAAAATTACCCGCCGTTGATGGAAGTCAATTAACAAATTTGCCAATACCAACACAACCAAATGGATTGTTAAAAATCGCATCTGCAATGTCATCAACACTACAAACTGTTAGTGATTATTTGAATAATTTAGGTGTTTTACAATTATCAAATAGGCGTGTCGGTGTTTTACAAGATAGTGGTGTAACTACACAGACCTCTTCTGTAATCCAAGCAACTACTACCAACGCTAACTTAGTAATCTCTCCTAATGGTACAGGTGCTTTGGTTGCAAGTATTCCAGATGGAACTGCAACGGGTGGAAACGCAAGGGGGTCTAAAGCGGTAGATTTTTCTTTAAGTAGAATAAGTAATATATCTGTTGCATCAGGAAATAATTCAGGAATATTATCAGGTTTCAATAATAGGGCAAGTGGTGCAAGTTCAAGTATAACTGGAGGTGATAACAATGTTGCTTCTAATCAATATACGCATATTGGAGGAGGTACACAAAATACTACAAGTGGTGAATTTTCTACAATTGCAGGAGGTTTTGCAAATACTGCATCTTCAAATTTAAGCGGTATTGTGGGTGGTCAAAGTAATATTAGTAGTGGTCATTACGCTGTTAGTGGTGGCTTTAGTAATACAGCGAGTGGACGATCTTCTGTTTGTTTTGGAGAAACAAATACAGCAAATAGTTCATATGGTGTTGCGTTAGGAAATCAATCTAAATCATATTTACAATCTCAACAAAGTTTAGCAAGTGGTTTATTTTCAGTAGTTGGAGATGCACAACAATCTTTATTAACTGCTAGGCGTTCAGCCGTATTAACAACAGGTTTAGGGGCTGCGTTATCACTTGATGGTACAGGCGTTACCAATTTAATTATTCCCGAAAGTAATAACAGAGCGTGGAATGTTACTATTGATACTATTTCAGTAGTTACGGCAATTACGGGAACTGCGACGGGTGTAAGTGTTGGAGATTGTTATAGTGAAACAAAAAAACTTTTATTTAAGAGAATAGGTGGCACATCTTCAATAGTTGGAACGGTTGACACATCTGCAATCAAATCGGATTTGGGAATGGCAACGGCATCAATCACAATTTCTGCTGGTGGCTCTCAACAAATGGCAATTACATTTACTGCCCCTACTTTCGTGGGTGGTGGTTCTGTAACTTGCAGAGTAGTTTCAAAAGTTATGTTGGTGGAAGTAGCATACTAATCAATAACAAAAATATAAAATATAAAATTATGGCACTATCAATAAATACAACAATTACAACCGATGAAGGATTTGAGGTATCAAACGCCTTTGGTTATTTAAACATTTTTATTCTTGATCCTAAATCGAATTGGGTAAACTTATCTTATTACAAATCTGAAAGCGATTGGATAGAAGGTAAATCACCATTAAATGTTAGCACATTGCCAAATCAAGTACAAACTGAACTGACAACACAAGAATTTTGGTCTACAACTTTGGCACTGACTATTCATGAAAAATGTAAAACACAAATCGAAAATGTAACTGGATTGAATACGGTTACAATAATTCAATGAGCAAACAATTAAACTTAAAATCGTTTTATTAAGACATGGCACCTATTAAAAAACCCAATGCGTTGCCCGTGTCGTTTGACCAATTTCGCAAGAACCCAATTGCTGCCGTTGCTTTTTGTATGCTTTTGGCCGTTTCTTATCTTTACTTTGACCTTCGTTCGGGGTATAAGGAACAAATTGAAAAGGCAAACCAAAAGATAGAAGCGTTGGATGTGAAGATTGACAAACTCACATACGCCCTTAAAAAGTCCGATTCGTGTTTGGCGGCAACCATGACCGAAATCCGCATCATGCAAACAATGAAAAAACTATGAAAAATCTTTTAATCGTATTTAGTGCATTGTTTATCACTGGCTATGTGTTCACAATTGCCCACGCTAAACCAAGCCCACAGATTGACGAAATAGACGCGTTGCTTAACAAGGTATCAAAAAACCTACAAAGTGCGGGAGAAGTCACGAAAATGGCTCAAACGATGAATGCAAAGATGGTTGAATCAAAGGTTGCAGAAAAAGAAGCGTTAAAAGCGGATGTTGCCAAGGCACAAGCCAAGGCGGAAAAGTATGCAAAGACCATGATGTTCATGGGAGTTGATACGGCCATTGCAGACATGGACACGGTGAGTTTGAATAACATGCTAAAACTAAATGGAATGTAATGGCAAAGGCAACCAACACAACGACATTTCGTGTAAAACCCAAGAAGAAGTTGGGCAGACATACGAAGCACATCAATAAACACAAATCAAAAAAGCCCAGTGTGGGTCAAGGATAATGGACAGATTCAAAGCAAATGTAACGGGCATTGTTGCCATCCTAATTTTGGCATTGAGTTATGCCATCTTATTTTCAATTATCTTTTGGGATTTCCCAACGGATCAAAAAGACATTTATTTTACCATTGCGGGTGGGGTTACATCCATTGTGACTATGGTAGTATCATTCTATTTTGGAGCATCAAAGAAACAAGATGAAAATTAAACAAGTACCATTTAGGGCATACAATCGCGAAGCGGTTAAAAAGACCCAGGTGTATTTACACCACACGGCGGGAAACGGAAGCGGTGAACAAACCTTTGCGTATTGGGAAAAGGT